GAGTCCCACACCTTGACCGGCTACATAGTCGTAGGTCTTTGTCCCCACGTCGCTTGTCAACCATGCCTGAGTCTCAGAGGTATCAAAGGCCGCATCGAAGTAGACGGAGGCGGTTCTGTCCACCCCCGGAATAACATCGAAAACGAGTGTTCCGCTTGTGTAGAGGATTTGCCACCCTAGCCCCCCGGCCTGCCCGATTTGCGCGGCTATGTCGGAGAGGTATTGGTAGCGTGCCTGCACATTGACGGCAATACCCCGCGCTGAATCAGCGGCAATCGTGAGGCCCGGTATCTGCCGCTGTGACGCGGCCCCCGGCCCCGCATTCAGGTTTACGTAATGCTTCATCGCGGTTTCGGCTTTGGTACTCAGTTGCGTGTCATAGTCCAACCCTGCGGTTGGCAGGCAGACACGTTCCGCGAAGAACCCGCCCAAGTCTCTTCCGCTTGCCGTGAGAAGTCGCGCACTCTTCGGCCCGTCGTCTTCCCGCAACACCTGTTCAATGATGTAAACGATATTGGAATCAGGGGGAAGCAGAAGCCGCCCCTTGATAAGTTCCGCTGCATTCGGGTTGGACGGGTCTACAGTTAGCGTGAACTTCCCCGCTGTCCAATAGGGCCGCGTCCAATCCATTGATTGAAAGTTATCCAAGACCGCAACGGGGGAGCCGCTAGAGAGGATCGTAACCGCTGGCATATGCTCCCCTTATTTATAGCCCTGAATACCGCTGCCGCCAGTAGAGCCTAGCGAGGCCCGATATATTGGTAGCGGCGGCAAAGCCAATCGTGTTGAGGCCCGGAATCAGTGACCAGAACATATCGGGGACGGTTGCCCCGGCAATGTTTAGCCAACTCATCGCGTTACTTCGCACCCCCGCCGCCGTGACATAGGTAATGCTCTTTAGTCCATAGTCTGTGATGATTTCGAGGTAATCACCCGCGAGGATATGGCCCGTTAGGGCCAGCGTTGCTCCCGTTGTCTGATTGGTAATCGTTGGCGTTGTGCAATCGCCATAAATGCGAATCATCGGCGGTGCTGCCACCGTCCCCGCATTGGTCACGGTGGACACAACATTATAGGTGGGCATCGAAAAGGGATGCTGAAGGGGAAAGACGAAGCCCCCCGCCGCCTGTAACAAGGCGGATTGATCCGCCGTCTCTTTGAAGAACGGATAAGGGCAATAGAAAGACAGATCACACTCCGCGAAGGTCGGCCCCTTTATAATAATATCGGGAGCCGCTTGGGGAATAGCGAGTATGTCTAAGTCCTGAAACCCCACGCGGCTAAAGCGAAGCGTTCCCATAATCGGCAAGGTTCCGGTTGCGGCGGGGAGTTGCACAAACGCGGCTGATAGGGCCTGGCGTTGTGTCCAAAAGTCGGTTTCCGTTGCCGTTGCCAACTCGACTACCAAGCCGATTACACGCGGCCCCACGGTGATAGCGGTTAGCGTCTCCCCTACCTGACCTGTCCCCTTTTGCGTGATGGGGGAGGCTAACGTAGACGTTAGCCCCGCTATCCCCACCAATGCATAAGGATCGCTGTCAAACTGAAGGGGCGGGTTGCCGCTTGGCGGAAACCACTGTACAGACAGCATTACGCCACGCTCCATTCAATACCCATGTGCCGCAGAGCCTTACGGGTTTGGCGTTGTACATCTTCGGCGGTTACGCCGGTAATGTTCTGCGTGATATGAACGCCGCCGCCTGTTGCCATATGCCGCGATTGGTCGCTAGTGAATACTTGTGAGTGGGAAGGGAGGTTTACCAACTCAGGGCCATTCTCCCCTACCCACGCAAGCCCACCCGGAGCGTTTGTCGTGCCGGTTGCGAAGTGACCAATAACGTTCCCGATACCACTCACACCCGGAATGCCGCTGAGGAACCCGCCAACTTCGTTCTTGAAGTCCTTGAAGGGCTGCAAGAGCGCGTCTTTCAGTCCACCCGCCGCGTTCTCTATCCACGTCTTGATACCATTCCAAGCGTTCTCTACATCTGTGCGAAGGTTTACCCATATGTTGTATACGGAGTCCTTCGCGCCTTGAATGGCGTTGCTAATCGTGTCTCTAATCCGCGTTACCAGATCGGTAATGAACTGCTTGACGCCGTTCCAAGCATTCTCTACATCGGCACGAATAGCCGTCCAAATGTTGTAAAGACTGTTCTTGGCGTCGGTGATCGTGTTGGTAATGTTATCCCGAATCTTGATAAGCAGATCGTAGATAACTTGCATGAGCGCGTTCCACGCCTCAGACGCGACTTTCTTGATACCATCCCATGCGAGAGACAGCAGGTTTGCCATCAACTCTAGAGCCGCCGTGAGGATCACTCCGATAGCGTCTAGCACACCTTTGAGAATGCCCTTTATGTCATTCCATGCACCAGACCAGTTACCGCTAATCAAGTCAAGCGCAAGCTTGATAATGTTCTTGATTACTTCAACCGTCGCGCTAATCAGCCCGGAGATAACGTCCCACGTCACTTTGAGAATGTGCTTGATTGCGTCTCCGTGTTCTGACAAGAACTGCGCTATCGCGCCAAAGACTTTGAGAACCACGGCTGATATAGCCTCTATGACGGCTAAGACCTTCGGATAGATTTCGTCCCACTTATCGCGGATAGACTGAATCGCGGGGAGAATCTTCGGCTTGATTTCTTCCCATGCGGCAATCATTTCCGCAATCACCTGTTTGATAGCGGGAAGCGCGGTATCTTTCAGCCAAGAGGCGAAGCGGCCTATTGCCGGAATCACATCATTGACAAACCAATCAGAAAGACGCTTCAGCGCGGGTAACACGTCCTCTTCAACAAACTTCTTGACGGTAGCCGTAACCGATTCAAACATCGCAAGCGCGGATTTAGCGAACTTCTCTATTGCGGGAAGGGCCGTATCCATGAACCATGAGCCGAACCGGATCAATGCCGGAAGCGCGTCCTCTTCTACGAACTTCTTGACAGCGGCGGCGATTGCTAGAAACTTCTCTAGAGCCGCCTTCGCAAAGGACTCGATAGCCGGGAGCGCGGTATCCATAAACCACGCGGCGAACCGCTTCAGCGCAGGAAGCGCGGTGGTTTCGACAAACTCTATAACCGCAGCCTTGATAAGAAGGAACTTCACTATCACAAACGCGGCGAATCTCTCGATAACGGGGAGTGCGGTAGAAATGAACCATTCCGCGAATCGCTTCAGCGCGGGGAGCGCATCTTGTTCAACGAACTTCTTGACGCTTGCGACAATAAGGCCGAACTCGACAATCGCCCACTGTCCAAACTCTTTCAGAGATGGAAGCAATGTCCCGGTAACAAAGGTAGAGATGCGCCCCCACGCTACCGCAAGCTCTGGCACTTTCGCGGTAACTTCCGCCCAATGCTCTTTCAGCAGATAAACACCCGCCGCAAGCAGGGCTACGGCTCCGATTACTAGAATAATCGGGGACTCGATAGCCGTCATAAGTGCTTCGGTTATCCCCGCGACAATGTTCCACGCCTTCATTGCGATGGTTAGCGCACCCCACACCCCCGCGATTACGCCAATCGCAACCCCTACTGCCTTCAGTATGTCTTGGTGTTCCCCAAGAAACTCGATAGCGGGGACAATAGCGGACTTGAAAATATCACCAATCACGCTAAGTGCGGGTTGCATATCGTTACTGACCGTCGTAACGAAGCCCTTGATTGCCGGAACCGCCTTACTGTTGAAGGCTTCGGAGGCACTAATCACCAATCCCGCGAGTTGCGTAAGAAGCGGCATGAGCGCAACGCCAAGCTGTAACTTGACGCCGCCGATAGCCTCACTCATGCTCACTTGGGCAAGGCGGAACTTTTCTATCTGAGCAACGTTATCGCCGGAAAGGGTGAGGCCAAGTTTCCGCGATTCGTCCTCTAGGTCGTGCATCCCCTCTTTCCCCATATCGAGAACGGGGATCATATCTTTTCCGGCTTTACCGAACAGGTGCATTGCAAGCGCGGTCTTATCCGCTCCGGCTGGAAGTTCCTTGAACTTGTCTGCAACGTCCCCTAACACGTCGTCCATTGTTCGTTCATGCCCGGAGGCGTCAAGAACGGCAATACCCATCTGCTTCAGGTAATCGGTAGACGCTCCAAGTCCACCCTTCATGTGTTCGGCGGCGAGGGCTGAACCTTCGATTTGCTTTGAGAGGTTGCCGAGGGATTTACTCGCCATCTCTCCGCTTATGCCGTACCGCTCAAACGCCGCGAGAAGCGCGGAAGAGTTTTCCGCCGTCATGCCGGTTTCACGGTCTAGGTTGAGGGTAGCCTGTCCGAGTTCTTCGGCTACGTGGATGGACTCTCCGACTTGGGCCATTGCTTCGCCAGCGGCGGCAAGCTCACCAAGTTTTAGCGCGGTTTCGCCAACAAAGCTCCCGATGCCTTCGCCATTCTTCCCTAGCGATTCCTCTAAGTGATTTCCTGATGTTTCCGTTTCGTGTAGCGCGGATACCGCCTTAGCAGCATCGCCAAGAATCTCTATCTTTACTGTCCTGCTACCATCAGCCATAGCACCCGCCTTGAAACATGAGGAAAGTGGCCCTCATGCGAGGGCCACTCGATTAGCTTTCGCGCTCTTGTTGCGCCTTTAGATCGGCCTTATATGCGTTGTATTCATCGGTTTTCAGCCCCCAAAATGCGGCGGGGGAGAGGTTATAAACCCTAGAAAATAATGGAAGTTCCGCCGTGAGGGTTTGGCGGGTTGTTAGTCTGCGGCGGCGGGAATGCCCGGAGGGGCTTTCGTAGGGTTTGCTGTTAGCCCCGCCGTGATCGCGGTGATCGCGTCAATGCTTAGAGCGCGTGCCTTTTCATAGGTAAAGGACGGCTCTTCGTGCCTCTTCAGTACCCAAATCACCGCTAAAACCGCCTTCATGGGGAGATTAGTAATATCTACCCCGGTCAGACTCACGCCGGATACGTCCTCAATATCGGCAAGATCGCCCAACGTCAACTGTTCTAACATCGCTATCCTTTATCGGGGAACGGCCCCGCTAACATCGCGTCTAGCAGTTCCATGTACTTAGACTGAATCTCCGGTATCTTGGCGCGAATGGAAGGCCATACAAAATACCCGCCCCCCGGCCCGTTGCCGCGCCAGCCGCCGAACTGCGAGGTATGCCCGCCCTTCGCGGTCTTTCCCCCCGCGCTCCCAAACTCATCACCCGCAACATACGGCGTCTTTGCGCCGCCAATCGCAAGAATGGCTGACTTCTGCTGTCTGAGTGCGCGGAAAGAATCTATCGCCGCTTGATTCAGGTGGAAGGTCTTCCCGTTCCATGTCGTGATAACCAGAGACGACGCCTCTGCTTTCACTTCGGGAAGTAAGACGCTATCCACAATGATAAAGTTCATTTCCTTGATTTTGTCAGGAAACTCATCTGAGGCTTTACGGAGTGCGCTTCGCAACTCCTTTAGCCCCGTTATCTGAATCGCTGCTGCTGCCTTTGCCATTGGTTACGGCGTAACGTCGGTTGTGTGGTAGGCAATCGTGATAAAGGTATCCGTGTCCGTCTCCAACGCCTTGAACTTGATATTTTGCATCAGGATACCCGGCCCTGAAACCGTCGCCGGATCGCCGGTAATCTCAATATTGGGCAGCGTGATTACCACCTGATAGGGATTCGCCTTCCCCGCGTCAATCTCACCGTAGCTAAACGTCAATACCATGCTTGCCGTTGTGCCTGCCAGCATATCCGCGTGAAAGGTATTGTCGTCATACTCACCGTTGAATGTACCCGTCAATGCCCACTCAGCATTTGCAACCGGAGCGCGTTTGACAAGGTTCAAGCCGAGCCGGGAAACGTCAAGACCGGCCTTCGCAGTAAGGTCTACCGCTGTGCAGTAGATTGCCGAGCCGCCAACCGTCACAACGCCATCAATGAAGGTAAGCACTTCCGCGTTAGTCGGATACGTGGGGGAGGCGGCAAGAGCCGTTACCAAGTCCTCAGACTTGGCATCAATCGTCAAGTCCAACTCTAGCGGATTCTGTACAGAAGTCTTCAGCGTCCAATCGGTGATCTTGCAGCCTGCGAAGGTATGGGGTTCGATAACACCCGTCGTGGCAGGTCGCCCCACCTGCATCGTCAGGCTTGTTCCCATGATGCCCGTATCGTCTTGCGTGAAGGTGTGAAGGTACTCAGTCGGTTTCAGGACGGAATCAGGCTGTGTAGAAACCACATGCCCAAGCATGTACTTGAACAAGATACCGAAGCCCTTTGTAAGAACGTCAGTCGTAATCGTGCCACCGGCCCCGGTTACGTAAGTCCGGGTGCGATCTTTCCGCTGAAAGCGGATACTTCGGAGGCTCTTCCCGTAAATCTTGACGATTGCCGGGACAATCTTCTCGTTGACAAACTCAATACCCCGCGTTGGCGGAACAATCGTCCCGTAAGTCGTCTCTTCCGCAATGGCGATCTGTGCGGCAAGACCTGTATTCGTTGGCATGTACTCTACTTCCTATCTAATAGTGGCGGTCACTTCGATTTCAAACAAGAGAAACGCGCCGCGTGCATTGTCCTCTTTACCGGCTACATGCTGGTCTAGCGTGTAGGAAGTGATCGCCGCAACGTCAACAGTACCGCCTACATGCGGATCGCTCTTCAGGTATGCTCCCACTTCCGCGAAGAGGGCTAACGCGCCGTCTCTCGCGGCGGTGATCGCTATTTCATCCCCGCCATAGACAACGGAAAAGACCAAGCATGCTACCTTATAGGTTTCTTTGCGGCCCATCCTGCCAAGTGCGTACCAGTCCTGCGTTTCGTCTACATGCCCGAACTGGATTGATTGTCCGTTTACTTCCGTCTTGGAGACGATAGGGCCAGTAGAGATTGTCACCCCTGCTAGTCCCGGCTGTGCAGAGAGGTTTGTTCTCAGCGCGGGGAGGAATACCCCTAATGTCGTATTCGCGGCTGTCATGGGCTATCCAATCGTTGAATACGCATAACGGGCTAGAATCGCGTCCACCGAAGGGATACCGTAGTATCGCTGCTTCGCATCGGCGGTAGTGAGGCGATAGGTTGTATCGCCAATCACCTGAGACGTTGCCCTATCGGGAAGGTTGGACGGTATCAACTCATATAACAGGATTTGCAGAGCCGCTTTCTTGATTGCGGCGGGTGGCCCGTCCATGCCGTGTTCATAGCGTACCCGTACCATTGTGCCAAACTCACCATACGGCGTGTAGAGTTGCCCGCGTAGCAGCCCTTCGGGAGTCAGTTCCACCGGCCCTAGCGTAGTAATGTCATACTCTACCCATGCCCCACTCCAATAAGAGAATGCTATCCCGCGTAGAGCGCGGGGAAGTGGGTAGGGTAGGAACAAATCGCTATGGTTGCGTAGATGCCACTCCGAGTACCCTGAGAGGAAAGACTCTGTGTAGCGCGGCACAAAGCCTACGTTACAAATGTCTTGGAAGGCGTCTAGGATATTAGCGCGGGCCGCGATAATCGCCGCATCGGGGAAAGCGGTAGTATTAGCCAGTTGCTTTTGATCGAATACCCGCGCCTCCGCAATGCTGAAGAGGTATCCCCCCACGACTTCTACCGTTGTCGTCACCGTCTCCGCTACCCCATCGGCTATCACCGTCCATGCAGCCGTTAGTATGTCGAGGTTGGCGGTAGCCGTGGCGGGTAGGCGGTAGGTGTAACTTCCCCCGGTTCCGGTTGCAGCGGTGGACGGCACTACCACCGTCCCGTCATAGGCGGTCACGACAAGCGTTGCGGAGCCAAACAGGGTAACGTCACTGTCTGTGACCGTGACAGAGATTGTCGCCCCCGTCCCCCGGAGGATTTGCCGGTTCCCGGTCACGTCCATTGATTATTCCTTGCCCGTTTGCGGCTTCGGTGGTTCTTCGTCAACGCGCTCCCCGCGCTCCCCGTCTGCCCACGCCGCCGCTTGTTCATCCGTCATTTCTACTTCTTGTTCCGGTGTCCATGAGAAGTCATTTCCCGCAACCGGAACAAGGATACGAACCTTTGGCATATTGCCCCCTGATAGCAAGAAAAGGGGACGGAACCTTTCAGCCCGCCCCCTCTGCGTTACCCGTTTAGGTTAGGTCGCGCTGTTCTTGTAAGCCTTTACCGCGCTGGTGTCCATCAGGTTGCCATCGGCACGCATGAGGATAAGAAACCCAACCTGTCCGAAGTCTGCGTACCGCTCCGTCAACCGCTGTGCAATCACTTGGTCAACGATGCGGATATAGTAGCGTCGGAAGTCTCCGAAGAGGACGCTAACCGCGTTAGCCGCCATGACAGGGACATAGTTGTTTGTCTGAACCGGGTAGCCCAATAGCAAGTCCGGTGCGCCAGCCGTCAACGCGGGTTGCCACAAGGGGTGGCCCTGCGTATCCTTCAACTTGCGAATCGCCGCGATTGAAAGATCGTTCAGCATCCAACCCGCCGCGTTGCGGTATGCCTTGTCCACGCTGTACTGAAGATCAATGAGGTTATCGTAGATGATGGAGGTCGTCTGACCCG